AGATGGTTCTGATTATACATTTTCTAGTGGTCAAAGCGATAGATCAGGAGAAATCACAGATTTAACCGACCCAACTATCAATATAAATGCAGGCGATACGTTAGTACTAAGTAATGTTACGGGCGGACACGTATTAGAGTATCAGGATGATGGCAATAATACCATCGCAACCGAAAGTAACACAAACATTTCGTATACGTTTACTACTGCTGGAACATATTACTATGTTTGTACTGCACACCCCACAAATATGATAGGAACAATTATTGTGAGTGATGTATAATGACTGATAAAAATAATGATAAAAACATCAAGGATGACTATACCACATCTCGTGATACCTACCACGATATAATTGAGAAGGGTAGGGAGAGTATGGACTTGATGATCGAAGTTGCACGTGAGAGTGAACATCCTCGTGCCTTTGAGGTATTATCGGGTATGATGAAGAATATGGCAGATGTGACTGACAAATTGATGGACTTGAATAAGAAACACAAGGAAATCAATAAGGATGATGATGAACCAAAACAAGTTGGTAATACTACCAACAACCTATTTGTAGGAACAACTACAGATTTGCAACGACTTATACATAATGAAAAACAAGTGGATGATGCAATAGATGTCGAACCCGAACAAGAATGAAACCTATCTTGGCAACATAAATGTCAAGAGAGATGGAGTTCAACATAATTTTACCGAAGACGAGATCAAGGAATACATCAAGTGTTCCCAAGACCCTGTATACTTCTGTCAAACTTATCTAAAAGTAATCTCTTTGGACGATGGGTTAGTCCCCTTTAACTTGTATCCATACCAAGAGAAGATGTTCGACCACTTCAATAACAATCGATTCTCTATCGTACTTGCGTGTAGACAGTCTGGTAAATCTATCAGTTCGGTAGGATACATAATCTGGTTTGCGGTCTTTCATAGTGAGAAGGTTATTGCCGTACTTGCTAACAAAGGTTCTACCGCAAGAGAAATGTTGGGTCGTGTCACGTTGATGTTAGAGAATCTTCCGTTCTTCCTACAGCCAGGCACTAAAGCACTCAACAAGGGGTCTATAGAATTTAGTAACAATTCTCGCATCATTGCAGCATCTACCTCTGGTAGTTCTATTCGTGGTATGTCTGTTAACCTATTGTTCCTAGATGAGTTTGCGTTTGTTGAACGTGCAAATGAGTTTTACACTTCTACCTATCCAGTAATCTCTGCGGGTAAGGACACCAAGGTAATCATTACATCTACCGCAAATGGTATCGGTAATACCTTCCATAAGATATGGGAAGGTGCGGTACAAAAGGTAAATGACTTTGTTCCGTTTACAGTGAACTGGTATGATGTGCCTGGCAGAGATGAAGCGTGGAAGAGACAGACGATAGGTAACACATCCCAATTACAGTTTGACCAAGAATTTGGTAATACTTTCTTTGGGACAGGTGATACCCTAATTAATGCCGAGACACTATTAGGTTTTCGTGCCGCACAACCTTCAACTCATCGTGAAGGGGGGGACTTATTAATATATGACAACCCACAGAAAGAACATGAATATGTTATGTGTGTGGACGTATCAAAAGGAAGAGGACAGGATTATTCTACGTTTAACGTAATCGACATTAGCACGAGACCTTTCAAACAGGTTGCTGTCTATCGCAATAATACTATATCTCCTTTACTCTTTCCTAATGTTATATATAAGTACGCAAATTTCTACAATGAGGCATATGTTGTTGTTGAATCCAATGATCAGGGTACAGTTGTATGTAATGGACTGTATCAAGACCTAGAGTATGAGAACCTTCATATGGAGTCCGCAGTCAAAGCGAACAGAATTGGTATCGAGATAAATAGGAAGACCAAGAGACTTGGTTGTTCTTCCATCAAGGATATCCTAGAAGAGAAGAAGTTGAGTATCGTTGATGAGAATACTATTATGGAGATATCAACTTTCACTTCAAAAGGTCAGTCATACGAAGCATCTGATGGTAACCACGATGATCTAATGATGAATCTGGTTATGTTCGGATACTTTGTTACATCTCAATTCTTTGCCGATATGACAGACATCAATCTAAAAGAGATGATGTTCGCAAGAAAAATGAAAGAAATTGATGATGATGTACCACCAGTTGGTTTTATCGATAATGGATTGAATGACATTGTAGATGATGAGGAACATAAAGGTTGGCATAACTTTGAAGGTGGTACTGAATGGTAGTATTCAACTCTCCCCAAACACAGCTTAGATTATACACGTAATTACAAGAATTGTCAAGCGTTTTCTATAAATAGTTATTATTATAAATAAAAGTATTGAAAATAAACGTATTATGAAAACTTATAATTAGATAAACGAAAAAAAGGATAAAGTTATGGCACTTTTCACACCCTCTGCTTCTCCTGCTGTAACAGTAAAGGAAATTGACCTTACGGGCGTAGTGCCTAATGTTCAAACTTCTACTGGTGCATTTGTAGGAAAGTTCGGTTGGGGCCCAGTAGGTGTACCTATTCTAATCTCAGATGAGAATGGATTGGTAAGCACCTTTTCAGCACCAACAGAAAGTAATACAGTAGATTTCCATTCTGCTGCTTACTTTTTAAGATATTCAAATACTCTTCACGTAGTACGTGAGACTGTAGACAGTGCGGGTTCAGATGTTAACGCACACGCTGCAAATACATCCAAAGGAAGTTTTGCTGGACAATCTATCAAAAATATAGATGCGTTCGAAGATTTATCAGTAGACTCTGACGATGGCGTATTTCTTGCGAAATATCCAGGCGCACTAGGTAACTCACTTGGTGTATCAATCTTCGGTTCATTAACCGATACGCTCGATGCTAGTCAAGCTGCAAAAGGTACAGCATTTACTTCTTGGACTTACTCCAATCAGTTTGATGATGTTCCAGGCACATCAAAACACATTTCATCTTTGAATGGTAAGAATGATGAGGTTCACGTTGTTGTATACGATAATGAAGGTTCGATCACTGGTACTCAAGGAACAGTACTAGAAACATTCCCCTTCCTATCTGTTGCAAGAAATGCTAAAAACGCTGATGGCACTTCAAACTACTTCAAAGAAGTATTGAAGACACGATCTCAGTGGATTTATGCTGGTGTTCAAGCTTCAGCTGATTCTGATGCAAGTACTATTCACGCAGATGCCGACTTCGGTGGTACTTTATACAACGATACTGTATCAAACTGGAACAGTACTGTTAACAACCCAGAAACAACAAAAGACTTTGGTTCTCCAGTTGACCGCACATCGCAACAAACTTGGAACTTCAGTTCTGGTAGTAATTCTACTGATACGACTTTAAGTACAGGTGCGGTTCTAAGAGGATTTGATAACTTCGAAGATGTAGATAACATCGAAGTGGATTTCTTAATCGCCCCATTAGCTGCAACAAACACAGATGCAAAAACCATCGTAAATGATCTTGTCGCAACCGCTGGTTCGCTTCGTAAAGATTGTGTTGTAGTCGCATCTCCATCTCAGGCTGCAATTACTACTGGTACTAACGCTGCTGTTATTACAAACAACAAAGAATATACTAAATCATCATACTTGGTTCAAGACAACAACTTCTTGAAAGTATATGATAAGTATAACGACAAGTACATCAAAATCCCTGCCGCATCATCGACTGCTGGTCTGATGGCCGCAACGGACTTAGTTGCTGCTCCGTGGTTCAGTCCTGCTGGTGCTAGACGTGGTAGATATCTTGGTATTACTGATATCGTTCTATCTCCAACTAAGACAGAAAGAGACCAGTTGTACAAAAATGGTATCAACCCAATCGCAAATATTCCAGGCGAAGGAATCATGCTTTATGGTGATAAGACTTCCGAATCAAGACCTTCTGCATTTGATCGTATCAATGTACGTAGATTGTTCCTTGGTATCGAAAGAGCAATTGCTATCGCTGGTCGCAACGTGATGTTTGAGTTCAATGACGAGTTTACTCGTGCAGAGTTCGTAAATATTATCGAACCATTCTTGCGAGAGATTCAGGGTCGAAGAGGTATTACAGACTTCCGTGTCGTTTGTGACGAAACAAACAACACTGGTGCTGTGGTTGATAGGAATGAATTTATCGCATCTATCTTCATCAAACCCGCTCGTTCTATTAACTACGTAACATTGAACTTTGTTGCAGTTAGAACTGGTGTGGACTTTGAAGAAGTAGTTGGCACGGTATAAGGGGAAATAAAAAATGGCTGTATTAGGTGTAGATGACTTTAAGTCAAAATTAAGAGGGGGCGGTGCTCGTCCCAATCTGTTCAAAGCGACAGTTAACTTTCCAGGCTATGCGGGCGGTGATGTAGAACTTACATCCTTCTTGTGTAAGGCTGCACAGTTACCTGCTTCGATTATGAACGTATTCGAAGTACCTTTCCGTGGTAGACAATTGAAAATGGCGGGTGACCGTACATTTGAACCTTGGACTGTGACTATTCTAAATGATACCGATTTCAGTATCCGTAATGCTATGGAACGCTGGATGAATGGTATCAATGGACATCAATCAAACTCTGGTCTGGTTAATCCTGTGGATTACCAAGCAGATTTGATTATTGAACAATTGGATAGAGAAGGTAATGCAACTAAGACTTACAATTTCAGAGGATGTTTCCCGACTAACGTTAGTGCAATTGACGTTAACTATGAAACAAACGATGTGATTGAAGAGTTCACGGTTGA